CCTCAGCAATCGTAAGAGTCTCGGCATATTCAATAATTTCAAGTGCTTTATTCGGATCATAATAATACGGAAAATCGTCACTTTTTTGTCGTTTGAGGTCGTCCAGGTGTCGTTTACAAGCTAATATGTGTAATTCCCCAGCTACAACCTTACCGGATACGACTTTGTTAGCATACTCTGTAACTCGATCATAAATCGGAGCGTATCCGTTACTCATTATCCGGATCTCTTTTCGAATTTTTTAAATTTATTCTGTTTAGGAGTTTCCTTTTTTTTGGTTTCCGGTACAACCAATTTACAGCGACTTGATATAGATAATCCTAAATCATTAGCCGATGATCGACACTGTTTATAATATCTTTCCTGAATTTTTGACCAGGATTCAAACTTATAAGGATCTGATCTAACATCTTTTTTCCTCATTTGCTTAACCGCATTTATGTAAAAATCATTAGCTATAATGTAACGAGCTAGAGCGTCCACATCGGTTTCGCCCATGATTTTAAGTTTTTCGAGTTGATCAGCTATCTTATAAAACTCATCTTTTTGTTTCTTTGTCAGATATTCAGGAGCGATAATATTATCAGCAATCGGTTTTATTTCCTTGTCCTGGCGTTCTTGAATCTCAGCTTTTGTCAAATGCTTCGATCCTCTAGCCTGTATTAATTCAATTGGTATTCTTTGTCCGGCCATATTACCCCTCCTTTCTCTTGACATTGTTGTAAAAAATTGTTATAATTTTAAGGAAGTTTTTTCATACTCGATGTATAAAACCCCTATACATCGCAAAAGGACGTTCAAAAAAACGTCCTTTTTTATTGCGTAAAATTATTAGTTACCCATATTTCCCCTCCTGCATCATTGAAATTGTTGTTCAAACCAATCCATATCTACAGGTGTAGCATATCCAATCCAATGTTCTGTTCCATCATAAATCGCAAAGACACAAAAATCACTGTCTATTTCAACAAAGCCACCATACTTGTTACAGTATTCTATCGTTTGTTCTATGTATTTATCTTTTTCATACATTTTTTGTTCGAATCTGATACGTTTCATACCTGCATTTCTTTCTTGATCTGATAACATTGTATTTACTTTTATTTTTACAAATGATACAATAGGTCTAAGAAATAACATATTGTATCAATAACCCAGTAATAGGTTGCAGCCTGAATCTGGGTTATTTTTATTTTACTAGGTTATATACAAATAATCAATGTAAAAAAATAAGACCTGTCTGGTCTTTTCTGTTTTTCTAATTAACTAAAACTTCTTATAATCACTCAATGTTTACTCCTTTTTTTGTTGTTTTTAATTCTGAAATATGTTAGTCTTGCAATAAGGATATATATTCCTTAATATTTCACAAATGCCTCTATGCTTTCGAATTCTCAACATAGAGGCAATTTTAGTTTGTTTTTAATTAACCAGATACTTTTTCTTCAAGTGCTTTAATTCTGTTTTCAAGCACTGTACTTCGGAATTGATCATATACATCTTTGTAAGTAGTACATTCGCAATTATCTTTGTTCAAAATATAATCAAGGATTTCATCCATGTTATCATTAACTGATTCTGATCCGTGTGTACATATTGGATAAAAACCTGGCTTTTCACAGCACTTGTCTATCCATTTTTTGAAATCTTCGACTGTCGAAAAATTATGTACAAACATTCTTGTCAATGTATACTGTGGCGATGTTCCTAATCCGTCTGAATAATCATAATATTCTCTGCAATATTGCTCCCCTGTTTTCGTTCGACTGCTTGTATAATCTGCTCTGATAACACCTCTTATCTTATATCCCATATCTTCCAGTGCTTTTTTTGTTACTACAATGCGTGAATTCCAATCCTCTACAGTGTTTAGATAGGTACGATCTGTGTCTGGTGCTTGCTCACCTATATCAATAAGGTTTCCATAGTAATGTACTAACACCTCACCACCATCTGCAACAATTAAATCTAATACGTCTTTATTTGTTCCGATGCCCTCTACAGCTATATTCAAATTGCCTGGGATAGTTGCACTTGATAATTTTACGCCCTTGTCGTGAAATTTTTTGTAAATAGGATATAAAGTTTTATTAGAATCATCGATTACAAACGCAAAATAAGTTTTGTCAAACTCTTTGAATGCAAAATCATTATATTTTCCTGTGTCAAATAATCTCTGTTGTAAATTTTTTATTTGAAAATCTTTTAAATCATCGCTATTGTTCAGATCCGTTAAAGTTTTCTCTGTTTCTGACTTAAAATCTTTATACCCTGTTATTTTTTCAATTTTAATCGTGGATGATCGATGCGAATTAAGAACCATACGCACACAACCAGGCGGAATTTTTACAACGTAGTCCTGAATTTTTAAACCAGCATAATGTTTTTTATCAGCATCGACCATATCTTTACTTGGATAATATTGTATTCCCTTAACTTCTTCCATTGAATTGAATAAGTTTATCAAAGAAAATGAATTATTTATATTAGTTCCTGTAATCCGATATTGTTCACCCTTTGCAACAGAATAAGAAACACTGCAATAATCTGTATCAAACGTTTGCCAACGATCAGATTCAAGTAAACACATTTTGTTGAGTATATTCGGATTGTCTCCTGCACGTCCGTTATAAACACTGTCAGTCATCATTTCATTTTTCACACATGATTGATCCAATTCACTTGTTTTTTTAGTTACATCAATACTTGCTTTTTCTAAATCATTTAAAGACTGCTCTATTTCTGACTTAAAATCTTTATATCCTGTCACTTTTCCTACAGTAATTGTACTATCTTGATGTGTATTAAGTACCATATAATTAGCATTTTTAGGCACTGTCAACAGCTCCATTACAACTTTCAAGCTACTATATGTATCACTTACCTTCGGATAAAAATCTAACACCCTATCTGTTTCAAGAGTATCAAAAAAATTCACAAGCTGAAATCGTTCGTTCAAAGAAGTTCCGCTAATAACATATTGCTCGCCCTCTTTAACCTCGTATACTATTCCTAAAAAAATACTATCAAATTGTTGCCAGTGATTATTTTTGCTATCATAGATTTTATTTATTGTATCGGGTGCATTTTTTGCTGATCCTGTGTACAACGTTTCAATAATCGCATCATTTAGCACGACTGATTTTTTTAATCCATCTGAGTACACCTTTAGTGAACCAATCTGCTGCCTAACTGCTTCTCCTGCACTCTCATATGTAGTACCATCAGTACCTACTCTTACATCTTTTAATTCGGCTGAACTTATATCTGTCGCAATGTCTTCATATGCTATTGTTACAACTGCCATAAAAACATACTGCCCAACGACACTACTTGATCCCGAGTACACAGTTATAACATATTCATCGTTTGTTGACTCTACATTATAACTTGATGGGATGCCTTTACCATTTATTGCTACTCCATCTAATGCTTTAGCAATAACATTAGCATTTATAACTGTAGGTGATTTATCCTTTATGCTTTTCAGTGTTTCATTGTCTTTACTGCTAATTTTAAATGTAAGGTCGCTGGCGCTGTTGTTTCTAATAGTTGCCGAATGTACTGTTACTAGTTTTGTTGTATTTACAGTACCTGTTAGTATAGTATCGATTCTTCCATTCAATGTTTTATTATCATTTTTTAATTCAGTTTTAACTTTGTCCATGTAAGTTTTATTACTGTTAATCTCTTCTTCTAAATCAGCTTTTATACTTTCAGCAGTAGATAGTGGTACATTGTCGGTAAATAAATAATCAGATGGTTTTTTTCGTCTGTTAACAGGTATAATCATTTTTTCAAATGCTTTGTATTGTCCACCGGTTTCACTGCATAGATCAACATTTAAGTTTTTACCAAACTGTAATATAGCATTAGGTACATCACAGATAATTACTCCGTTAGATAGTTTGGATTGTACGATTATAGATTCATACATTCCAAAACAAGAAAATGCTAAGACAGGAGCTACATTTATATCTAAACCATTGATTGTAAGTTTTTGATTAAGATCCCACTGGCTGACAGAATCAGTCGTGTATGATCCATAACTTTTAAATTCTGCTTTAATCATTATAATTTTCCTCCTAAATTTTCTCGTGGGGAGTTTTTTCTACAAAGACC